AACCGATGCTAAAGTTCGCTCGTGCCGGCGAACTCCACTCATCCTGATTACGATGCCAACCTCGCAACGTGGTTGCGCGCTCGTGATGTCATTGCCGGTGAGGATGCCGTGAAGACTGGTGCCACGAAGTATCTGCCGCGTCTGGATTTACAGTCTGACAACGACTATCTCGATTACAAATCCCGTGCTTGTTTCTTCAATGCCACCAGTCGCACTTGTGATGGCTTCCTCGGATTGCTCTTTCGTCGGGATCCTGAAGTCAAACTTCCCGACTCTCATGCAGGTGTTGGGAGTGCCTTGTCTGTGTTCACCGATGATGTGGATTTGATGGGGACAAATTTGTTCACGTTCTGCAAGGGTGTCGTGGGTGAAGTGCTCGCCGTGGGTCGCTGCGGCACTTTGATTGACTGGGCCGGTAGCACCGGCGGGCCAATGAGCCGGAAAGAAAAGGATCGCGCCTATGTTGTCCGCTACGCCGCCGAAGATATTCTCAACTGGCAGACGGCGCGCATCAATGGCCGCAGTGTGGTCACACTGGTCTGCCTGCGTGAGTTCGTGGAGCGTCCTGACGATGCTGATCCGTTCGCCGTGAAGGTCATGGAGACGGTTCGCGTGTTGAAGTTGGATGTGTTGCCCGATGGTGGCACTCGTTACGTTGTCGAAGTCTGGGTCCTTGCGGACGGCCACCGGGCGAAAAGTCAGTCCTCGTGGATGGGTAATTTCTGGTCCGGCCAAAAATCCAGCCAAGCCAAGACGGAATGGACACTGACCGAAACTCGTGTCCCACTTCGTTTCGGTAAACCACTACCGTTGATTCCATTCGTGTTCCATGGTCCACGCAACGCCTTGCCCGACGTGGATAAGATGCCGCTGGCCGACATCATCCATGTGAACCTCGACCATTACCGTCTCGATGCTGACTACAAACACGGTCTGCATTTCACGGCCCTGCCGACGGCTTGGGTCTCTGGCTTCGACAAGGAATCCGAACTGCGCATTGGCAGCAGCACGGCTTGGGTGTCGGACACTGTGGGTGCGGTGGCTGGTTTTCTTGAGTTCAAAGGTCATGGCTTGTCCACGTTTGAGAATGCCCAGAACCGTGATGAACGGCTGATGGCGGTTCTTGGTTCCCGCATGTTGGAAGATACCAAACGTGTTGGCGAAACGGCTGATGCCATTGAACTTCGTCAGGCTGGTGAGAATAGCATCTTGATGACGTTGGCGTTGTCTCTGTCTGATTCTATTTCTCAAGTGTTGCGTTGGGTTTATTGGTGGAATTCCACCGAACAATATCCCCAAGACATCAGTGATTCTATCGTCCTGCTCCAGATCAACACTGACTTTACGGCCAAAGGACTGACCAGCATGGAACTCACTGCCATTGTGAGTGCCTGGCAGGCGGGAGCCATCAGTCAGTCCACGATGTTTGATTTGTTTCGTAAGGGTGAAGTCCTGCCCACTGGACGCACTGATAACGAAGAAAAGAATCTCGTCCAAGCTGGACAACCCAAAAACCAAAACGGTCGTGAGAATCAGACCGGGGTCTTTCCTAATGCTGGTAATACCCCGGCCGCAACAACCACCAACTGAAAATTTATGGCACTGAAAAACAAATACGCAAAGGCCGAGGAAATCCCGGCGGAACTGAAATCGTTTTACATCGAGCGCGATGGCGCCTGGCTGCTGGATTCTGAGCGCAACGAAGAGCTGCGCCAGACGAACATCACCGTGATGAAGGAGCGCGACGCGCTGATCAAACGGTTTGAAGGCATTGATCCTGACGACGTGCGGTCCTTGCGGACGGCCACCATGAAGATGCAGGAAGAAAAGGCGCGGCTGGAAGATGAGCAGCGGCTGAAGGATGGGAAGTTTCAGGAAGTGCTGGCCGACAAGCTCAAGGCGGCCGTGTCCCCTGTGGTTGCCGAACGTGACGCGCTCACCGGCAAGCTGTCCGCACTGCTGATTGATCAGGCGGTCATCACCGAGGCCACCAAGCGCGGTCTGCGACCCACCGCTATCCCCGATGTCACGTCGCGGGCGCGCAATACTTTCAAGCTGGTGGCCGGTGTGCCCCAGGCGTTCGACGCTGACGTTCCCCGCTATGGCCGGGACGGCACGTCCCCTTTGACTTTGGCTGAATGGGTGGAGGCGTTGGTGTCCGATGCACCGCACCTGTTCGAAGCAAATGCTGGTGGCGGTGCCGCCGGCTCAGGCTCCCGTGGAGCCGGTAGCGGGGTGGCTAATCCGTTCCGCAAGGAATCGTGGAACCTCACCGATCAAACGAAATTGCTGATGCGTGATCCGGGCTTGGCGGCCCGGCTGAAAGCATCCGCGTAACGGTGGGTGATGGTGGGACGACCCTACCTCACCCCAGCCCTCTCCCTCCCATCTGATGGGCCGGAGAGGGAGAAGAATAACCAGCGACGGTCCTAGACCGCCGCTATAAAACGAAAGATCAACCTTATGGCTAAAACAGCCTTGGCAGACATCATTATTCCGAGTGTTTTTGAACTATACGCGCTGGAGCGAACGGCGGCGAAGTCCGCCCTGATCCAGAGCGGCATCGTGGAAATGAATGCTCATTTCGACGAACTGGCCGCCGGCGGCGGCAAGACGATTGACATGCCCTTCTGGCAGGACATCACGCCGACCCGGCAGATCCTCGCCGACAACGCCCAGTTGGCGGTGAACAAAATCACGGCGAGCAAGGACGTCGCCATCATCAACAACGACGCGCAGGCGTGGGCGTCGAATGACCTGGCGGGCGTGCTGGCGGGGTCCGATCCGCTGAATGCGTTGCTGGACCTCGTGGGCGCTTACTGGGCGCGCACGGATCAGGCTTACGTCATCTCGGTGCTGAAGGGTTTGTTCGCCACCAGCGGCACTTTGCTGGCGACCAACAAGCTATCCATCGCGGCTGAAGCCACCGGCAGCGTCACCTCGGCCACCAAGCTGACGGGTGACACCTTCGTGGACGCCACGGTGAAGCTGGGCGATTGCTCGGACAACTTGACGGCGTTGGCGGTGCATTCCGCCACGGAGGCGGGCCTGCGCAAGCTGGACCTGATTGATTACCTGCCGGACAGCGAAGGCAAGCTGACGATCAAGACGTTCCAAGGCCGGCGCGTCATCATTGATGACAGTCTGCCGGTGCGGGCGGGCACGACCAGCGGCTACGTCTACACGTCGTATCTGTTCGGCCCGGGCTGCTTTGCCCGTGGCAATGCGTCGCTGAATGATCCGGTGGAGGGCGGGTTCGGCACGAAGGCGGTGGAGTGGGGTCGTGCGCCGCTGGATAGCGACACGAACTTCATCAACCGGCGTCGTTACCTGCTTCACCCGCGCGGCGTGAAGTTCACCAGCGCCAGCCTGGCGGGCGTGAGCCCGACCAATGCGGAACTGGAAACCGTTGGCAACTGGACCCGGGTGTTTGAAGCGAAAAACGTGCGCATCGTCGCGATCGACCACAACTAACTGCGTTAGGGCCATTGCGCTGGCGCGCGGGACATCTGCGCGCCAGCCACTCTGAAAATCATGTACGAACTCTATTCATATATCCGGCGCAAGCGTAAGGCGCGACCGGTCCAAGCTGATGAGGTGTGTCCGCATTGCGGACGTCCTCCGGTAGTGGTGCCCGCATCAACGCCGCCGGTTGAACCCGTGAATGTTTCCCAAGTGAAAAAGACGCGTGAAGACGTTTCCAAAAATTGATCATCGCGGTTGGCTCGCCTGGTGGGCCCAGCAGCAGCGGCGTCGCCGTGAGCTGCCATCGGTGGCCCCGACCGGCGGCTTTCCCGATTACGGCGTCAGCGCTGATGGCTACGACATGACCGGGAATGAGCTGTTGCTCCATTTTCGCGGCAACCTGCTGGACTCGTCGGGTAAAGGGCGGAATGTGACGCCTTACAATGGCGGGCGTTGGTATGGCGCGCCGCTTCCGGCGGGCAACATCGCGAACATTGCTTACAGCTCCTACAAATCGTTAGGAACGGTAAATTTCAATTGGGCCGGTGGGTCGTCGGAGACGTTTATCCCCAGTTCCAAACCGAACAGCACGGTCATTTTCTGGACCAAGATTTCGT